ACTCAGGGGTCCCAGTTGGGGTATAAGTCAGCAACGCTTTCGCTTGCGAAGCCCATGTCTCGCGGAGCCATGACTGCCGCACTGACCAAGTCCATGCTTGAGTCGGTGGTACTGCGGTGGAATGGCGTAAAAGCTTTTTCTGGAAACGGCAACTATTGGATGCAGAACAAAGCTGTAGGTACCGATAGGTTGCTTCCATGGTATATGATGGATCTTACAGCAGTCAATAATTGGGTTGGTGCTGGTGCAGGGGCTGAGAGTCTTCCTTTGCCCTTTCTGCAGTTGCAGCAAACTACTGCTACAGGTAATATGTTCTTTAAGTACATTCCTGGATTTGCGGCTGATGGTACAACGCCGACAAATAATTTCCAGTCCGAGAAGGCACCTCTTCTCGCAGCTGCAGGTACTACGTCTCCTGCGATTGCGCCTTTTGGAAAGTCTATGATTCAGAGCGCCTCTATTAGCGCGAATCTATGGGGGGCTACTGCTAAGGCGACTAAGTATATGGTTCAGATCGTTCAGATTAAGGATGACGATTTGGTACCTGACCACAGTCTAGCTGGTGGTATTGGAGGTGACGTTTCTAAGGCAACTCCTAAACGTAATGATTTCTATCAGAATATGATTAAGTCGTGGACGTTCAATCCTATTGCCACGACGGGTGGTCTTCAGACACGTAAGTATAAGGTGCTGAAGACTCAGACGATTACTATTGAGCCAAATCCGACAACGGATGGCGATGCAGACCCACAGTGCGTGGTCTATAAGGCATTCTTGAAGCTTAACAAGATATGTAAGTACGAGGAAACTTCTGCTTTCCTCACTACAGCTGTCAACACCAATGATGAAGCTGATTACGCCGTGAATACTGGCGTCCAGATAACCAACCAGGTTAATCCTACTCAGCGGATATATTTAGTTATCCGCGCTACTAACTACGGTGCGGATGCGTCTGACTCAAATGTCACTACGCCTTCGTTCGACCTTTCGGTTCGAATCCGCCATACTACTCCCAAATAGATACCGGGCTTATTGAGCCGTGAAACACATGACAGCGCCAGCTTTCGTTTGGTCACCCGGGGGGGAGTCGCTTTAATTCGACTCAACTAGCCGCCCCGAGCAGCCGGAGGTCCTCGCGAGCTTGCTCGTGAGGTCAACTTGTTGATTCGACGAGGGCTTGAGTCGAATTAACGCGACGACCCCGGTAGACTATCAAGTTCATCCGGGTTTATTTTGCACACAAGTTGCTCAACTTGAATGTTAAGCAACTTCGGGACATCGGGTTTACAGGGGTCAGCCCATCGACGGTGGAAGCGCCCCCCTCCCCCCACTTGACACCCTCCCCCTACGGGGGGAGGGGGGTGTGGGGGGAGGGGGGGCGTCCGTCTATGGGCGTTATATCCTGGATCCCCCGGCCGATGTCATTTGATCCAAGTGATCCAAGAGGTTCAACTTTATATCTTGGATCATGGATCAGAGATGTTTGTAGAGTTATTCCAGCGCAGCGCCTACAAACATCTCGCTATATGGGTAACAACAGTATGGGGTCTCAGATAGCGGTCTGGGAGTTCCGACACAACGCCGAAGGCTTGCATGAGGACACGATTATTAAGGCCATGAAGGAGCTTGCGAAGAGTTGGGCCTTTCAGGAGGAACTGTCAGACACGGGATATTTGCATTACCAGGGTCGCTTCAGCCTTAAGAAGAAGCGCAGAAAGGCCGAGCTTATGAAGCTCTGGACTGACCTTGATCTGGAGATGCCTATCCCGATGTACCTGTCGCCCACGGTGGAAAAGGAGGCCGCGGCCAAGACTTTTTGCTACGTGATGAAGGCGGATACGCGTTCCCGCGGCCCGTGGACTGATAAGGACGTCGTCAGGTACATACCCCGGCAATACCGGGGTATTATGGATAATCTGTATCCATGGCAGAAGCGGGTAGTCGCGTCCGCCGACGTGTTCGATGATCGGATCATCAACTACGTCTACTGCCGGCATGGTAATGTGGGTAAGTCGACAATTGCGGCAGCATGCGAGCTATATTTCGACGCCATCGATCTTCCCCCGGTCAACGACGCTAAGGAGTTGATTGCGGCAGCCTGCGACATTTGCATGGCTAAAGAGTGTCGCGATCCTAAATTGGTCTTCGTGGATTTACCGCGGGCCATGGATAAAAATAAGCTCTATGGAATCTACAGCGCCATTGAGCAGATCAAGAAGGGAAAGCTTGTTGACCTTCGGTACCATTACAAATGCTGGTGGATTGATTCTCCCCAGATTTGGGTGTTTTCTAACCGTATGCCTGATACTCGTATGCTTAGCGCGGACCGGTGGAAACTCTGGAAAGTCACGGCCGATCGGGATCTCGCGGCCATTGACGAAGACGAAATCGACACGGATCCGATGGACGAATAGTTGCGAACGCTGCGGTCCTCCGGATTGTATATGTCGTATGTATAAACATGCCTCGAGGAGTCGTAAAAGGGACCGTCAGGGGCCCGTACAAGAAAAAGCCCCGGCCGGGGCCTATTAAAATTTTAGAAGGCAATATTGTCCTGGACTTGGGCAACTCACAATATGGCTCGTGGACGTATGCCAACATACGCACCTAAGAAACGGGATTCTAAGGGACGCTTCAAGGCTAAGACGCCGTCGCGTTCTCCTGCTCGTAAGCCTTCGCGGGCACGATCTGCCCCAGCGAAGCTCCCGGCTGGCCGTAAGGCTGCCGCACCTAAGACTCAGGGGTCCCAGTTGGGGTATAAGTCAGCAACGCTTTCGCTTGCGAAGCCCATGTCTCGCGGAGCCATGACTGCCGCACTGACCAAGTCCATGCTTGAGTCGGTGGTACTGCGGTGGA